CGGATCGATGGGTCATCGCCCACCGAGTCATATTCCTAGGATTGTTGAAGAGAAAGGGTTTCCCCTCCCCCGACAATTCTCTTGGGAAATAAACAAAACCTTTGTAATTTACAAGGTCTAAAGTCACATCCTGACAGAGTGACGCTACGTCGAATAAAATTCGATGAGATCCCGCTTGACAATACGCGGAATCACTGCCTAACTGGGTAATACGACCAGTTGGTGTGTAAGAAAAGTCATCTCTGTTCTTCCGAACATTGATTGTCAATCTTACTTTAACTACATCCGCATAAGGGATGCGTGATCTGTCCTTAGCATCTAAGGCAGACTGAAGGGATAATTCTCTCTTTTGAGGAATGAAAACACACTCCTCAGTAAAGTAAATTATATTTTTACTTACGTACGTATCGGCACAGCTGATACGCATTCCAAACTTCACAAGTGAAGAAAGGATAGAAGGATCCGAGTACGAACTCAGATCATTATAATCGACGTCTCTGCGATCGCGCAGATCATGTCGAAGACCGTCAAGATATTGGCGGTTTTTACATACGGCGGCGTAATCGTCGCCGACAATCGACCCTATCAGGTTGGGACAGTAACGCTTGGCTCGATAGAGCGAGGCGAGACCTACCAACGTTAATAGAGTCTTAGTTACGGGATCGCCCATAAAGCAACCCCTAGTTGTGGCTTCGCAAATAACGGAGCCCTCATACCAGATACGGCGAGGAGCTGTAACAGCTCGGATCACCGCATCACCATACCACTTAGGAACTTCAAAGAATTCATTGAATTCTTCAAGAAGATTCCGGGCGGTTGTCCACGAAAAATAATCCGTGGAGGTTTCAAGGTCTGTACTTAGACCATAAGTAGGGTAACATAAGTCACCCAAACATTCATCAGGAGGAGCTTCTCCTTTTGAGTGAGGACAAGGTTCAAATAACCAATCCTCGTTTAAGGCCATAACAAATGACCAACCGTGGCGAGTTTTACTCACCCCGGAAGCGGACTCAGGGATTGCCCTGAGTAAACCAAGACTTACATGACTGTAGACTTGGAGAAACTGCGAATGGTAAAAACTACTAGCAGTTACAGCCCGTGCTTTATAACCGGGTTCAGCTATGATCGTCAAACGGACGTCATAGAAATCATCGTAACCTTCTTTAAAGGCTGCAATGGATTGATGGAAGATTTTCTCTCCCATTGTTCGAGCAACGTTATGCGTTAACTCGCCAGTACTTAAAGAGTACGTATAACACGTAGATTGATCGACGTGTCCTTGAATAGAACAGGAAATAGCTTCTCCTGCCGTAACACCCTGGTAACCACCAGTGTGAATTTCTTGAATACTCGCGAATGCGGTATCAATAAGACCACACCGACAGGTGCGGTTATAAGGAAGGAAGTCCATCAGCAAATTTGCAAAATGAGCT